TTCAGTTGGGTTACACCACCTAACACTACCTATAGCGTTGGTGATGGTGGATTAACTCAGATAAACTTTACCTCTGCTGATAATACAAAGTTGGATGGCATTGCAACAGGTGCAAACAACTACAGCTTCCCCTATACAGTCTCGGCAGCCGAAGGAAATAGCACAGTTGTCCAACGTAATGGCAGTGGTTACATTTTTTCTAACTACTTCAACGGTACCGGGACTTTCGCAACAAGCGGCGCTGGCTCTGGGATGGGTAACTTCACAGGTACCAACGGTAGTGACACCTACGGGCGTTCTTACAACGCGGCAGCGGCTCGTACTCTATTAAACGTAGCTGATGGTGCTAACAACACAGTGACCAACGCTACGCACACAGGTGAAGTAACTGGATCAGGTGCTTTGACAATCGCTAACAATGTAGTTGATGAAGCTAATCTGAAAGTATCTAACGCCCCAACTAACGGATACTTCTTGTCAGCACAGTCAGGGAATACTGGCGGATTAACTTGGGCAGAAGCTGGCGGTAGTACAACCGCTGGTAGTGTTGGGACTTATGCTCTTGCGGGGAAAGTATACACCACCCTTCAATATGGAGCAACTGTGGCCGGAAGTGGCTTAATACCGGTGAACGCTGCCGGCGGATACGGTACAATTTATACCGTTGGTTCTGGAACATGGCGGTGCATGGGATATCACGCCTATCAAAACTACAACGGCTCTATTACGACAACTTTATTCGTGAGGATATCATAATGAGCATAACAATCACACAAGTCCGTAATGCGGCCTCGCTACAGTCTGACAATGCTTGTATAGACGTAGAGATTAACCACCCAAAGTACGGCTGGATACCTTACAGCCTTAACCCCGCTGACACAGATACAACTATCGACAATGATGAAATAATGGCTTTAATTGGTACAGACTTCGCAGCCTACGTTGCTCCTACTCAAGCAGAGCTAGACGCAGCGGAGTCGGAATCCGTGCGCTCTCATCGTGATGCCTTGCTGTCAGAGATGGACGCTATAGTGTCCAATCCATTGCGCTGGTCTGCACTTGATGCTGACACACAGGCAGCATGGGCTACATACCGTCAAGCACTCTTGGACGTACCACAGCAGGCGGGTTTTCCAGACAGTGTAATATGGCCTACACAACCTTAACGCCTGACGGGAGATAAATAATGCTTGGTTTTAGTCCTCTAGCTTCTGCCCCACTCGCGGCAACGGGGTCTATTTCTACCGATATCGGGATTGTAAGCATTGTTACGGGCGTGCCTACGGTTGCCGCTTCAACGATGTCTCAAATTCACACACTGGCGTCAGTAGGCATTACGTCAGGCGTGCCGACTGTTGAAGCTCCAGATGTGGACGTGAACCACGTTCTATCCAGCGTCGACATTGTAACTGGAGCGCCAACTGTCGAAGCTCCAGACGCAGACGCAAACCAAGCATTAATTAGCGTTGACGTTGTAACTGGCACGCCTACTGTTGCAGCTTCGACAATTTCTCAAGTCAACGCGCTTGAGCCGACAAACATAACGTCTGGCGTGCCTACTATTTCAGTCGTTACAATGACAAACGATCACGCGATAACAAGTGTCGACATTGTGACAGGAGCGCCAATTATTGGAGCGCCAGACTTAGACCACAATCACGTCTTTGTTGGCGTTAACATTGTGGCCGGAGCGCCAATCGTTGACGCGTCCAATATTAGCCAAATCCATGAGATTACGGCAGCAGGCATCACGTCCGGCGTTCCTATTATTGGTACCCCTACGGCGGTCATAGAGGTACACTTAACGTCAACTGGCATCACTGCTGGCGTTCCAACTGTTGCTGACGTTTCCATCAGCCAAGTGCATAATGTAACGGCGCTGGGAATTAGCGCAGGCGTCCCGGTGGTTGGGCTGCCAGCCATAACTGTCGTCCACAATTTAACGTCAACTGACATCACGACTGGCACTCCCACAGTCGGCGACCCGACACTATCTCAAAATTTTACTTTAACGTCCAATGACATTACCAGCGGCGTCCCAACAGTTGCGACTGTTTCGATTAGCCAAAGTATTAACATTACATCTTTGGACATTGTTGCTGGCGTTCCAGTAGTCGGCACTCCAAGCATGACGCAGGCCCATGTCATTGTGCTGAGTGACATTGTGGCGGGTATTCCGCAGATTGGCCCGGCCAGCTTCAGGTGGACAGAGCAGTCAGTTGGGGCAACAAATTGGACGGATCAATCAACGTCGGCTACAAATTGGACGGATCAATCAACGTCGGCCACGACTTGGACCGAACAGCAGGCGGCGTAGCCATCTCTGGCAAAGTAAGGTATAGTGGTCAAAATGGCCGATTTTAGAGGAACTTAAAATGGCAAATACAACAAATCAGGGTTGGGCGCGGCCGACAGTCGGAGCAAGCGAGGACACGTGGGGGGCAACCTTAAACACCACAATCCAAGCGATCGACACTCTGGTTGGGCCGGTGACTGCGGCTGAGATTGCCAAGCTGGATGGGCTGACAAGTTCGACGGCGGAATTGAATAAGCTGACGGGCGTGACGACTACAGCCGCGCAGTTAAACTTTGTTGATGGCGTTACTAGCGCCATTCAAACGCAGCTCAACGCAGTGCAATCAGTACCCGCTGGCGGGATCATAATGTGGTCAGGGTTAATCGCCAGCATACCGGGCGGCTGGTACTTATGCGATGGGACTAACAGCACTCCAAACTTAACTGACAGGTTTATTATTGGTTCTGCAACTAACACAGGCGGAACCAATAACATTGGAGACACAGGCGGCGCAAGCAGCCTTTCACTCACCACGGGCAATTTGCCATCACACACCCATGACGCTGGAACCTTGGTGGCCGACGCCGCCGGGGAGCACAGCCACACGTTTGACTCATGGACGCCGACAGGCGGCGGGAGTCAAACGCTAAAGTCTCCAACTGGGGCAATCATAGAAGGCGGATCCGCAACATCCGTTTCCACTAGCACCGCCCCAACCCACACGCACACTATCTCTGGCTCAACGGCAAGCGCTGGCTCTGGGACGGCAATCGATAATCGCCCAGCATATTTTGCCCTCGCATTTATAATGAAATCGTAAGGCATGGCACTTATTCCCCTCAAAATTCCGGCAGGCATATTCCGCAACGGCACTGAATACGAGGCGGCCGGCCGATGGCGCGACGGCAATCTAGTTCGCTGGCTTGGCACGTCACTCCGGCCGATTGGCGGGTGGCGCGTGCGCACGGCCAACGCAATAGCGGAGCCCGCGCGCGGAATGCACTCGTGGGAGGAAAACGATGGATCCCGGTGGGCCGCGATGGGCGCGTACAATAAGCTGTACGTCGCAAACGCCTCCGGCACCGTGTACGACATAACGCCGGCCGGATTTACGACGGGATACGCAAACGCGGCCGTCAACACTGGCTACGGATACAACTTTTACGGCACGTCGTTCTATGGAGAAGAGCGGCCAGACACCGGAAATTACGAGGAGGCCACGACGTTCAGTCTCGACAACTATGGCAGCTATTTGGTGGCCTGCAGCGTGCACGACGGCAAGGCGTACCAGTGGGACGGAAACACGGCCAGCGCGGCTACGGCAATCACCAACGCGCCGATAAATAACCTTGGTCTGATCGTGTCAGAAGAGCGTTTCCTGTTCTGCCTTGGCGCTGGTGGAGACCCGCGTGTCGTGCAGTGGAGCGATCAAGAGGACATAACCACGTGGACCCCGGCCAGCACCAATCAGGCTGGCTCTCAGACACTGCAGACGTCGGGCCAGATTATGGCGGCCCAGCGCGGACGCGGCCAGACGCTAATTTTTACTGACTTAGATATGCACCGGATGACCTACGTCGGCGCGCCGTTTATTTACTCAACGGAGCGTGTGGCCACGGCCTGCGGTCTCGCGTCGCGCAAGGCGGTCACGACGACTGACGCCGGGACATTCTGGATGGGCCAGAGCTCGTTTTTTGTTTACAACGGATCTAACGTGCAGGAGCTGCCGTGCGAGGTCGAGGACTACGTCTTCGGCGATATCAACCGCTCGCAGATTAGCAAGTGCTGGAGTATTTCAATTGGCACGCACGGCGAGGTGTGGTGGTTCTATTGCAGCGGGCAGTCTACCGAGATCGACCGATACGTCAGCTACGACTACAAGCAGGGCTTCTGGATGACTGGCGAAATATCGCGCACCACGGGCGTCGACCGCAGCGTGTTCCGTTACCCGCTGATGATGTCGGACACGGGCACGATATACGAGCACGAGGTGGGCCTGAACTACGACGGGGCCGACGTATTCGCCGAGAGTGGCCCGTTCTCAATTGGCGCCGGCGACAATATCGTAAAGGTGACTAAGCTAATACCGGACGAGCTCACTCAGGGCGACGTCACGGCGACGTTTAAGACGCGTCTATATCCCAACGGGCCTGAGACGAGCCACGGTCCATACAACATGTCTAACCCGACCAGCCTTAGATTTTCTGGCCGTCAGGCTCGAATGCGGGTCGACGGGGCAAAGTTAGCCAACTGGCGGGTCGGCATAATGCGCGTAGACGCAATTCCGGGCGGCCGTAGATGACGGCCCCAATCCCGCCCACCGTCGGACCGGACATATTTGACTGGGCGCGCAGCTTTTCCACTTGGACGCGGCGCGCTCTGACGCAGCTCGTCTTTAAGCCGGCCAGCGCGGCGGCACTTGAAAACGGAACGCTGCTGTGGGACGAGGCGGCCGGCTACCCGGTGGTCTCGAAAAACGGTGTGTGGCGCCAGGTCGTCCTGGAGGATGGCCACTACAACGGCACTATAGCGGCAGACCAGACGGCGGCGGTCGTCAACACGGCATACGCGCTGACCTACGCTCCAAGCACTTCGGCCGGCATAATAAACGGAACGCCGGCCTCTCGTCTAGTCATCGCCGAGGGCGGCGAGTATTCGGTAAACTTCTCGGCGCAGATCTCGTC